GCATCGAATTGCCCCCGGCTGTTCAGGGCCAACCCTGCGGTGTCATAGCCAGTGGCGTTGATTTCCCCGATCACCGGCTTGGTCAGAAAGCCCTGGTCGATCAGTTCTCGCGCGCCGACCTGGAAAACTGATTTAGAAAAATATGGATCTCTCGCGGAATCATCCCCGTTTATTTTTCCGTCCGGCCACTCTCTAAAAATGTAGCCGCTTCCCATCCTGTATGGCGTTGCCGTCAATCCTAAAACTCTGAGATTTGTATTATCTTCTCTCATGGCCTCAATGATAGATTTGACTGTGGGGGTTATCATGTGACACTCATCAACAATCACTAGTGCATATCCGTCTCGGAAAGCGCTTATGCGATTCTTGATTGTCAATGGCGATCCGAAAATCACGGGATAGCGAAGGCTTTTTTGCCCCGCAGATGCAGAAAACAAGCTGGCTTTATTGCCGTTATCTGCGAATTTCCCTGCGTTTTGCATAACAAGTTCCGCTGAGGGAGCAGTGCAAAGAATTCTTTTTCTAGTTCTATCGTGGATCACCCTAGCAATTTCAGCTATTATAACCGATTTTCCTGCCCCAGTAGCAGCCTCAATTATTGAGGGGGAAACGCTTTTCCGCATCCAGTCAACGGCTGCGTCAACTGCATTCTTCTGATATCCCCTCAGCCTTATCATCGCGCTTTTTCCTTCTTGGCCTCTGATTTAGTCTTTGATCGCGCCGAGACGCCCATCTACAGTTTCCCGGCTCATACCCTTTTTCGTTGTCTATCCGGTCAAGTGTATAGCCATCTGGACGGGTTCCCATGTCCGCAAGAAAGTTCTCAAAAGACGCCCACCTCTGGCATACGGTTATCCCACGACCTCCGTAATCACTGTAGCTTTTCCGTTTGGGGTTACTGCATCTTTGCTTCATTGAATTCCATGAATTCCACTCAGGGGACGCAGACTTACCTGTAGCGGGACTTTGACCATGTGTCTTGCACCTTGCGGATGTTGCTTCTTTGCGAAGGCAACCACATGATAATGTGGCCCCTGATTTTAGGTTGTAAGCCATAGCGGACTTTAATTTGCCGCAATCGCACTCGCAAACCCATTTCGCATCTTTTCTCCCAGAGTTATCTCGGTGCCTAACTGTGAGCCTGCCAAACCTATCTCCGGTAAGATTGATAAACTTTCCCATTGCGAATCCCCCTTGCGAACCTTCAGGGGACACCATAACCCCTACTTACCTAAGTGTCCAATAGGTCGAGGGCTTCCCGCGCCATTTTTCAAGGTCTGCACCGGGCAGCAATTCGGCGACGGCCTTGGCATAGGACACCGCCCCGGCCTTGCTGATCTTGGTCAGATTCCGACCGGCAAATACCGCATCCCGATCGCCGGACAGCCGCACCATCTCGCCCAGAAGTTCCTTCTTGCGCGCCTCGGCATTCTCAATGGCTTCTGCCAACTGGTCATATTCCGCAACGATCCTGGCGGCTTCCAGCGTGTCCACTTCGATCCGCTTGGCTTCAAGGTGCGTGGCTGGGTTCTCTGCCAGAAACTCGGCGTAGAACTGCCGCAGCTTGGGCAGGTTTTCGTCCAGCCATGCCTGATCGGGCAGGACGCATTCCAGCTTGGTCTGGTGCGCGGTCCACTGGTAGAAGTGCCAGAACTTCCGCCCCGTCACCCATAGCGAAAACTGCACCTGCGCATAGTAGTGCGGCTGTTCCGCTAGCGGTAGCAGTTCGCCGGTCTCGCGCTTGCCGAAGGGGCACTTGGCCTCCAGCCCGCCGTCGTCATTGATGAGACCGTCCGGGCTGCACCCGGCCCAATCCTCTTTCGTGACAAAGCCAACCTTCTGGACCTTGTTTCCAGTTTCCATGTAGTATTCGTCCACCGCGCCGTCTTCGTTCCGTTCGCCGTATTGCGTGGCGATGTTGCCGGTAAACTCGGGTTCCGCGCCATGGGCGTCGCGCACCATCCGGCGCATTGCTCCGGCCCGTGACAGGTTCGGCGACACCCCAAGGATTGCCCCGACCATGCTGGCGGTCACGCGGCCTTTGCGCGCCGCAAACCATTCTTCGCTGCGTTGTTCCATCCCATCCAGCCTTGTGCTATGATTAAAATGTGCCCGCGCCGATGGCTCTGAATACTCAGGCTAGTCGGCTCCACACCTTCACCGGCGCGGGCGTCCCGTTTTCTTAGAACGGGATTTCGTCGTCCACTTCCGGGCCGCGCCGGTTGAAATCGAGCGGGTTGCCACCCGACTTCTTCGCCGGGGCCTTGTCGCCAATCTTCAGGGTCTTGTTTTTCGGCGCGGCTGCCGAAACCCAGTTTCCGCCCCCGCCCCCGGTGTTGCTTTCCCAGACCATCAGCGTGATGACCATAGGACGATCCTGCAGTGCCCGTGCCAGATCATCATCGGTCGGACGCGCGTCCTTGGCGGTCAGCCTGCCTCCGGCGTTGGCGTCGATAGCCGCCAGCATCTTCCGGGCCTTGTCAGTCTTGGCAACGGCTTTGGCATGGTCCTTGGCGTTCGGGTCGTGGTCCGTCACCCAAAGCTTGTGGAACACCTTCCGGTTCTTGTATTCTTCCGGGGCCAGCACGGTCCAGCGCAGGGAAATGTATTCCTCGGCATCGTTCTGGGTGTGGTCCCACTTGGCCTCGTCGATCATGGCCAACACCGACGATCCCGCCGGGATAGGCTCCATGCTTCCGCCGGGGATCTCGTATTCCGCGCCGGTCTTTGCGGCGTCTTCGCCGTCGCTCAGGTTCCAGAAACCAGCCATGTTATTCACCTTCTTTCTGTGCGGCGCCGTCCCTCGGCTTGGCCGCGATTGCATGTTTTGCGCCCAAGGCCGGGATCACGGCAAAGAGCGGGTTTTCCCCAGCCGCGAACGGCAGGGCTTCGGTCAGGCCGTAGCGGTTTTTGCTGATATTGGACGCCACCGCATGACAGACCAACTCGCGGTCGCCCATGCTGATCGCTTTCTTGCGCTCCCCGTCGTCGCCCTTGGTGAACGTCACCAGCCGCAGGAATCCCACCACGTCCACATCATCGACGTAAGGCGGCATCGACTTCGGCGGCAGGCGCAGCGAATAGCGCATGTAGTCGTCGGCATCGGGCAGGCGCATGGTCTCGACATCGGCATGAGCCACGAAAACCACATGCATCCCGCGCTTTTCATTGGCCAGCCCCGCGCCCTTGCGGACCCTGGCGTGCATCGCTGCAACCGCCGCCACGCCCGCGCCATAGCCCCCAAGGGCTTGGTTGATCGACTTGGCCTTGGGATCCTGTTCCAGCACCTCAGCCACGAATAGACGTTCCAGCGCGGTCACGCTGTCGATCACAAGAGTCTGGTAGTCGTGCGGTTCGTGGATCACCGCCCCCAGCTGCGCCCAAAGGTCCTTGGCGTTGGACAGCAGCGGGAAGGCATCAGGGCGGTTGTTCGCAGGGATTGCCTGCATCCCGTCTTCCGCCCGGATGAAAATGGGCTTGGGAAACGACGCTGCAAGGCTGGTTTTGCCCATGCCGCTATCACCGCAAAGGGTGATAAGCACAGGCCTGTCGGCGGGCTTTGCCGCCGTGGCAATCAATGACATATTCGGCTCCTTGGCCAGCGCGGCCAGTGCGCGCATCCTAACTGGCCTATTGACGGTATGCCGAAAACAGATACAGTGCAATAGGAAAAATGTGGCCGTGATAAGGAAAATCAATGTTGACGCTTGACCAGATCAAGGGGCTTCTTGCTGACAGGAGGCTAAATGTTGTGTCAGAGAAGACGGGCCTTCAGGTTGGCACGATTGCGAACATCCGGGACGGAAAGACACAGAACCCGACATACTATGCGCTGAAAAGGCTTTCGGATTACTTCGAGGTCAACCCGTGAGCCTTGATGACGACTTCCCAGCACCCGGCCCGGACTATCGGCAGGAACGCATGGGGGCCGCTACGGAGCGTGGCATCGCTTACCTCAACGCCTGCGCCACCGTGTCCCCGGAAGGTGCGGCATGGGCCGCCTATGACTGGCTGCAGATCAACGGCGCAGGACTGCCCTATGTGTCCCTGGTGGACAATGCGGCGCGGGAAGACGCCCGGTTCTGGGCAGAGACGGCCAGCCCTGCGGAATTGGAATGCTACGCGCTTGCGGCGCTGGACCGTCTTGCGCCAGCGCCATTCGCATCCCGGCAGATCAAGCGGCTTGTCGCGGCTTTATGGGGGCGCATGTCCCCCGCAGAGCGGCAAGCCTTCAAGGAATGGATCACCAAGCAATGACACCGGAAGACGGAATCAGCGCCTCGGCGCGCGCCAATGATGATTTTGCGGACTTCGATGCGGGCTATCGTTTCGGCCAATACAGCGATGACGATTTCAGCGCGGCAGACTTTGCCCCGTCCACCCCGGAAGCCCCGGCGCAGGATGGCGCCTTGCCGCCGCCTTTCCCGCTGGACGGTATCGACCTCTTGTCGCCTCCCGGCTTCGTGGGTGATGTGGCCGCATGGATTGACAGCCAGTGCCGCTATCCCCGCCGCAGGCTTGCCGTGGCCAGTGCCATCGTCACGGTCGGCAACATCGGCGGGCTGCGCCATGAGGACGCGCTGGATGGGGTCACGGCCAATATGCTGGCGTTTTGCGTGGCCGCGTCTGCCACCGGCAAGGAAGCGGTTCAACAGGCCATGGCTGATTTGCATGTGGCCGCTGGAGTTCACCTTGCCATGCAGGGGGGGATCAAGTCGGAGC